CCGCCTAGTGGGTTATTTCGCATCGTGGGTTTTGTCTACCATCATGGAGGGATACTCATCCAAGTTTGTACACGGGGAGTAGTTTGCGGCTGCTCCCTTATTATTATAAGCATAACATGATATAAAAATACTTGCAATAATATACCTTTGGAGGTGTGATATGGACTGGCAAAACAAAAGACCCTCAGTTATGAGAGTCTTTCTTTTTTTCAGCTTTCTTTTCATTAAATAAACCGAATATAATCAATAAAGGCATAAAGATCATTGTAAAGATGAATCCAGCAACCTTTTTCAGTAATTGCCAAACATCGTCCCACTCTAGTCCGCTTTCTGACAATGCTTCTATTTGCCAGGAAATATAGCCGAGAAAAAGAAAAACAATCACAACCCACATAAACCAGTTTGACGTCAGAAAATCCATATATCACCTCTGAGTACACTAATAATGGAATTTTACCATATTAATTAATTCATTGGTACGCCTGAATTCGTCAATTCGGAATTAATATCCAAGTATATTTTATTAATTTCTTCTTGAACCTTGCGTAACTTCGAAGCCTTTTCAGTCGATTTCAACGATTTATTCATCACTATATCCTTTTTATCTGCTGATAATATACTCAGTTGCTTTGATATAGATCCTGCCGCATTCGATGTAACCCTTTTATACAAACCTTGATCAAACCATTTTGGAAGTGGAGCGGCCACTTCTTCACTGTCCCTGAAAGCTTGAGACAACTTCTCCTTGGCTCTGTAAAAATCATTGGTTAATGTATTCGTAAACGCAGGATCCACAATGAAATTTTTTAATAACGTGTTTCTAACATTTCCAGGACCTACATCTGAGGTTAAAGGCAACAACAACCTTGCTGGATCACCACCATAGGCGCGCATGATGTAATCTGCTTTCATAGGCGAAAAACCTTCTCCGAATATTTTGGCTGTCACTTCGCCTATTTTCTTTGCTATACTCGATGTTTTTTCATCATATCTATACCTTGGAGAACGATCTGTGACCGCAGCAGATTCAATTGGCGCACCTGTAAAACTTTTATTTGCAAATGCAGCAATAGCGGGCGCCCCAACCGTTGCATTGGCTGCTCCTTCTAATGATCCCATAACGCCTGTTCCTTGCGTGATTCCTTGTGCTAATCCCGTTACGAAAGGAGGTGTCCAAGCGTTAGCCAAGGCGTCTACAGAATCTTTAAAGGCTGTAGGGTCATTATCTTTGAAGTGACGTAAAGCTTCAATGGTCATTTCACCAATGGAATTATAAGCTGGGTCCATCGGAATCTTAGTGAACGATCCATCTGCGTTTTTATTAACGATTAAGAACCTCATTCGCTCCCGAGCAGGTAAATTTTGATAATCGGGATCGTCATGAAATTGTGCATACTCATAAAGTTTTGGCAGCACTGCTAGTGTGCCAATTGCTCCCGCCGTTCGAACTGGATTTTCTTTTAAACCCTTAATAATACGATAACTCCCTTGTATTGCTGCATTATTATAGGGAACAAAAGCTTCGATATCGCGAGAAAATGCACCTTTACGCGAAAAGTTTACCGTTGCTTCACGCCCTGCACTCATTGCTTGTCGGACGTTGTCAGGTGTCCTTTGACCACCTAAACGGTTTAATTCAAGCTTACTGGCGGCTATTCTTGGTGCGTTTTCTGCAATATTACCAATCTCTCCTAACACTTTAAAAGGAGAACTCACAGTATTCCATGCGCCTTTTGCGATTGATTGAGGTGACAAGATAGGATTTCTCTTTAAATCAGAAACACTTTTGTTTAATTTACGATCACCCTTCAATATTGCCGAATATTCGCCGCCTGTTCTTCTAAACTCTTCTGCCATATTCTTTAGACCTGGAATATTGAGCTTATCGCCAATCCCACTAAATATAGCGTATACCGTGTAAGCGGCTTGTTTGGCAGGGTTTTTAGCTTGAATGGCTGACTGTACCAAATCCATTGTTGCACCTTTTACAGCGAACACAGGGGACAATAGTCCTGTTGCACCGCGCTTTGTTGCATTACTGAACGCGCTCATTGCATCTATCAGAATATTTGACGCTTGCGGCCCCATGCCGATTAGTGTTTTTACAATTTCAGGATCATGGACTTTAATGTAAACAGGCTCACCTTTGACCATGGCGCGAACAACATTTTCACCATCAACATTGGATTTCTTAAATAGACTAGAGAAATCTTGATTCAATGTCTCTACGAAATCGTCCGCACCACCATCAATAAGAACTTTATTAAGGTCTACTCCACCTTTCGGCTTTTGCACAATCTCCGCAACACCCGCAAATGACTCAGGATTGACTTTAATTGCATCCACCATGGATTGCATCGTTCTATTGCGCATCGATGCGTTAACCCATGCCCCAACGTTTTCAATCGTACTCTTACGCGGGTCCACGATGTTACGAGCTGAACCGACCTTGCTTACTTCTTTTATCGGTGCCTTTTGTCCTGAAAAAGAAGAGCTTGTTGTCTTAGCAATGAAGCTACGTCCAGGTTTTTCAGAACGAGAAAATTGTCTATTCATTGGTGAGTAGTTAGGGTTTTTTTCACGCAATGCATTGAAGGCATTTTCTGATATTAACCCTTCATTCACCCCATAATGCTGCAACACATTGTTGTTAAATCCGTCCCATTCCTTAGCGATATCCTTGAATCCTGGATACCTTTGTTCAAGCACACTTAAACGTTCCTGCGCTTTTGCAGGAGTCATATTTAAACTGTCAGCATAAACCTGTTCTCCGCGTTCCATTCTTGTGACAGAATGCCTTAGAGTCAGGTAATCGATAAACTGACTATCCGTCCCGCGTGCAACCTTTTTAAATATCTCACCCAACCCTTGACCGACTACATTTCCCTCGGGAGTAACGAATTTATCGTGTACTATGGTATTCGCAATGTTGTTTGATCTAGCAGAATCCATAGCTGAATCATACGTTTTATTGCTTATGGTTTTTAATGGTGATAACTGGTCCACATGGTTTTGATAGACTTCACGGGCCTTTGCGGCAATAGAATCTTTTATGCCCTGAGCATCATTTTTAATGCTGTTTGTTACTATCTGTCCTTCCGTAGTCAAGGGGTCTTTGCTGATTCGTTTTGTATCCTTGACTGCTGATATACCGATTCCTTGGTCACCAAATAGGTTAGAAAACCATCCTTGTTTCATGGCTTGGGCTGGCTCAGGGATATTTATTGGTTTATTATTTTTTGTTAAAGAAACATTTGAATAATCGGCAACGTTTTCCGCTTTCATTGCTTGACTCGCTAGTTTAGCATCTTCTGCCGCTTTTAATCCGCGAACCGCCTTAAGAGGTGCTAAAAACTTAGTTGGAGAAATGGACTGCGCCCCAAAGTCGATAATGTCGGTTACATTAGTACCAGTTCCAGGCAACTTGTTCAGATTAGGCATGGTATTTTTCCAAACTTCGGACGATACATTCTCGTTTGTTTGCGATATTATACCTTTCAAATCTTTACCTAAATCTCTCGATTGGCTAGGCGTTGAAGTGAATTCTTTGCCATCGTAACCTACTCTTTTTTTACTACCCAATAGATTCTTTGTTTGTCCAACGGTATCGGCCAATATAACGCTAGCGGCTTCAAACGGTTTTTGTACCCATTTTAACCCTGCTTCTGCACCGCGAACGATTGGATTTTCCGTCACACTTTTCCAAGTTGGATTATCCTTAACGAATTGATTCGCTTTTTCCATCAAAGGTGATTGATCAGGGCTTTGGAATGGCGATTTTTTTGAAGGTAACATAAGCGGTTTATTGGAATCCTGAACCATTGGATTAAAATTCTGTTCAGCCCGCTTAAAAGAAGCCGCTTGTTTATTCCCTTCTTTTATTTTCGGGTCAGGGATCAATCCAAGTGCTATCTTACGATTTGTCACGAAATCAGATTCCTTTGGATCTGCAACTTTCGTTTGTGTGGCTGTTTTAGTAGATGCGACAGTGGGTCCAGAGGAAGAGGTTAATCCTAGTTCTCTTTTTCTTTGTTCAACAAAAGATTCAGCCATGAATTAACCTCCCCACTTTAGACCATACCTTGTATACAACTTTTTCATTTCCGATTCAGGTAAATTGGATTGTAAAATAGCCGCTTCAACATCGTTTGGATTATTTAAATCTTTTGTACCTGTTTTCTGATTCGTAGCATACTTAGCTACTCCATCAGTATAACTGGAATACCCTTCTGCGGTTGATAGCTTGCCATCTGCTGCCGTTGCATACTGCGTTCCTTCTGCCACATTCGGAATGCCCGCAGGAGCTTTACCAGTCGCTTTCCATACAGCCATTAACTGATTTTGTTGATTGTTACTCGCCGTATTTCCTGAATTTGCAGCAGAAGTATTTGCATTCTGTTGGCTAATTCCAATTTGTTGCGCTTGATGCATAATATTTGCTTGCGTTTGGGTAATCGTGTTGTTGGCTAAAGCCAGTTTAACTGCATTATCAAAGGTAGACTGCTTCGCATCTTGGGCAATCTTTTGTGCTGCTGTAGTTGATAATCCTGCAACTTGGGCATAAGACTGCATTGGATCTGCTGTAGGGTTAACTTTAACACCGAATAACTCCGTTAACTTGTTCGCCAAGTCAATGTGTTGCTTTTTAACGTCTAAGCCATATTTAGCGGTATCTAAGTTGTACTTTGCTACATCTAAGTTATTTTTAAATGAATCATTGGTTGCATTACGTTCGTTTGTGATTTTGTCTTGCCCTGTATTGTAATTAAATGTACGGTCTGCATTAGCTTGCGTTTGTTGCTGTCCTTGTTGCTGCATTTGTAACTGCGCTACATTAATTCCCGTAGTTCGTTCGATCTGCTGTAATTGGTCGATAATCGCTTGTTCATCACCTGGAGCAGCAGCCTCAAGGTCGGCTAACTTTTGATTGATAAATCCAACCTGTGCAGTGTATTGATTATTTGTAGCAGTATCCTCAATACCTTGCTGGCGGTCTAAGCGGAATTTGTCTTCTCTAGCCGAACCGCCGAATTGGTCGCCACGATTGCTATTATCGAACTGTAAGAGAGCTCGGTTTCCTTGGGTCGTTTGCTGGCTGTAATCATAGGCATTCTTAGCCCCTGTAAGCGCTCCTTGTGCCGATGTTCTGCCTGCCTGTAGGATTTTATCAATCCTGGCTTTTGCGAGTGATGCAATGTCATCGCGACTTCTAGCGTATTGATCTTGATAGAGTCCGTTTGACGGTGCAGGCATTGGAGTCGCAGGCGCTTGTTTGATCTCAGCAGGCATGGGAGGAGGTGTGACGCCGTTAGTTGAAGTTGACGGCATTCCAGCCATCGCCCCTGCTGCTGCACCTGGCATTGCAGTTTTACCCATATTAGCCGCGCCCGCTGCTGCACCCCACATCCCGCCACCACTTGGAGAATAGCCACCTGATGGCGATGCTGTTTGTGGTGTTGGTACTGTTGGGGCAGAATATGTACCTTGTGCTGCATTGTACGATTGCCCCGTTTGCTTGGCTAAACCTAAGTTTTGATCATGTAACTGTGTCTGCATCTGTGGTGTCGCTGTTTTCCAAGCTGCGCTATTGGCTGCCATTTGTTTTTGTACTTCTGCTGCTGATAATGGTGCGGGTGTTGAAATTGGTGGCATACTATCCCTCCTTGTAAAATAAAAACTCCTCCAATTTGGAAGAGTTTGTGTAATATATCACTATATCTGCAATAAAGAGGACTTAGTTTATATACCCCAAATCCCTTGCCATCTTCACAATCAATTCGTCCAAGTCCGCTTTGCTGAAATCGCTCGACTGATTCTTCCCGTTGTGCTTCGTTTTCAACGCATTTTTATTGTTCTCCACCGATTTTTCTTTCGATGTTTTAACATAAGCGACTGCGCCATTAGGCAATTCTATTTTCTCAGGCATTTAAACCCCTCCTATGCACTTAATGCCATACCGTATTTTTTAACATAGTTCACTAAAGTTGTATCATTACGTGTCTGTGTAATCTTTAATACAACGTCTGTTCCTGCGGTAACTTGAGTATAATCGTAGGTATCCTCTACCGTTCCGTCTGTGTTTACGGTTGTGCGGCTATAGGTCATGGCTGCAAAGCTTTCTATGTCTGTGGATAATCCAATGAACAATGTTGGAATATCATCTACTCTTGCTACCGTGTTCGTGGTGCTATAAGCGTTGGTAAGTCCTGTGACCCATGATACAACGTTACCTGCAATACCTGTAATCGCCCTGCGCTCTCTGGTGTAGTTTGTACTTGCTGGGTTGTAGAAGTCGATTGTATCACCTATGGCAAGGTTAGCTACACTCGTTAAGGTTGCCGATGTTGCGTTAGCGGCAATCGCAATACTTGGCGTTGTGGATATGGTAATATTGCGCGTAAGCCATAGTTTAGCTGTCTTGTTGGCATCAGGGTATGAGATACGTTTAGAGTAGTAGGCTGTCTTTTTAACGGGTATTGATGTTATATACGTTCCATTAAACAGTACGCTTGTGCCACTCATGTAAACGGTTGGAGGTACTGTAAACGCTAGTCCTAAGCGTTCAATAGATGATGGATTCGACCCTGTGGCGTTCATCGTAGTTAATGATCCAAATGTCGTTGTTCCATTTGGGCAACTTTGATAAACAACGGATGTGCCATCTTGATACGTATTAAACACGTTTCCACTTGTATCCTCCGATAAACTTCCGTTTTTACGATCAACAGTATTTCCTGACGTGATCTGACCAACGACCGTCCAAGTAACCCCACCGTCATCGCTGTATGCCCATCTCTCGTTATAGTAAGTCACATCGGTTGCATCAAGCCCTTGCCAACGACATACGATCCTTCCGATATTAGACCCATATTGTTTTACAAGAGTGCACGAATTAATTTGTGAATATGTTGCAACATCATAAACGACTTTAGCCGACCATGCAGTCCCACTATAATTAAAAATATCAATCTGGAATCCTCCGCTATACGCCACTTGGTATGAGATCGAAGGATAGCCATTGCTTTTTATTACGACACAAGGATTGGTGCTGTTGGTTGAAGTTATATTGTCAGATGTAAGTTGATCCACGCCAGCCGTACCATCTTGCTTTGTCCAAGTAACTCCATCAACCGATTTTTGCGAGATGATGTTTTTGCTGTTCGGATATGTGGCGTTTACGGAACTAACTGTTGCTGTTAAATTTCCGTTTGGGGCAATAGTAAGAGAAGCACCAGAACCAAACGACGATTGTCCAGAAAGAGGGCTAGACAAAGCGGCTTGAGCGACATTTGTAACAGTCAATGCGTCGAATTTATAGAATGATGCCGACGTACCTGCGGCTGTTGTAGTAAGCATAGAAACTATGGTTCCACTATTTGCAATTGCTACACCCGTTGGGGCGGCAGCTATAGTAATAAAGCAAAGCTGTGACCATGTTGCCCCGTTATCCTTCGAAACGTTGAAAACGATTTGTGTTGTCCCGTTTACTGCTGCCGCTACCCACCAACCGTTACTAAGATAGGCAATCTTCCGTCCACCGCTCCCACTCGTATCGTAAGCTGCCGCAACCACGCTAACCGCTGTGTCGGTAAAAAGTGATGACTTATTACCCACTCTGGCCCACTTATTTGTCGTATCGATTACACTTGATGTTCTAGCTACACTTGTAATATTAGCTGTATACCCGTTAGTTAGTCCGCCTGTCCATGATAAGACGTTGCCTGATTTGGTGATGATGCGTTCCTCATAATTTGTACCGTCATAGATTGCAATTTGTTCGTTGTTATTGAGTTGTGAAGCGTCATTTACGGTACAGGTTACGGCTCCTGCGGCTACGTTTGCGGTGATGAAGGTGACGAATGCGTTTGTTTTGGTGGAATCGCTGAACCCGTCATACTGCATACCGTTTTTAGGAGAAAGTTTACCATCGTAATAATTTTGCAGTGCTAGTTCGTAGATGTTATTTTGCATGTTGGCAATTTGTGCGTTTATTCCTGCTGATAATTGAGTTGCGCCAATTGCACCTGTAGCTATTTTCCCTGCGGTAATTGCTAAGTCTTGTATCATAGTAGTGGTAATTGAATTTGTAGGTATTGCGCCCGCGACAATGGCTAATACTTGCGCTTCAATTTCCGCTAACATCGCTTGGACATTTGTTTTAGTGAGTCCGATGATTGGACTTGTGCCAATGGTTGCGGCTCCGCTTGCGGTTGTATATGCGGCGACTACAGAGAGAACATAGTTATAAAGAAGGTCTATTGTGTCATAGGATTCTGTTAGTGCATTTTTATTCTGGGAAGAACCTAAAACGTTCAAAGGGTTTTGATTACTTTGTGCTAATGCAAGTTTAGTTCTATCCGATGGTAAAGTTGGCATTGTTAACCTCCCGACGTTCTACAAATTAACTTATACTTATATAACTCAACAAGCTCGTTATTTGCGTTGCGGAATCTGAGTTGAAAGTAAAAAGATTTTTTCTTATATTTTATTTTTGGTGGAGGTCCGACATAGTTAGTAAAATCAGTATTCATTATTGTACAGAAATCCCACAAACTTAAATCCCAAGTAGCTATTGTTGATTGTACGGCATTTGCTACTACCGTGGTACTAGATGTTCCTACTACGCTGACTTCTATAGTTGAAGTTGTTGGAAAGCTTTTAGCGTTGACTAACAGATAGTCTAGGTAGGATTGAAAACCGCTATCTTCGATAGCCAATACATCCGTATAACAATCCCAAATAACAATAGTCCCTGTGCTTCGTGCAAAGTCGTCATAATCGGTTGCTAAAGATGTATCGTACTTGTGCAAAAGCTTTGTTAATCCCGCATAGTAGAGAATACCGTTGAAACGTATCGTTGACTCTGCTCGGATGTTGTCCCACAGATCCCACTCTTTCGACCTCACATCATAAACAAATGCATAGTTGATTGCACCCCTTTTGATGGTTGAGATATACAAATTCAACGTAGAATCAAAGTAAGCTTCTGCCGCTTGCATTTCTGCTGCGGTGAAGCCGTAGGATGTGAAATCTACTTTGTTTTTCATCAATGCTCGGGTAGCAAATGATCGTGTTCCTGAACCGCTAGAGTCGATGAAACCTGTGTCAAACACTTCATAATAGCCATCATCTGAGAGGTAAGCGACTGTCTGCGAACCATCGGGATAGGTGAGTTTCGCTATTGCTCTCGGTGAAACGTTTCCGCTAATTGTGTTCAAAAACTGATTCCCGATCATTAGGGTTGAAACTGATGAGTTGTAAGTGGTTACGCCCCAACCTCTACGCATAGGCAATAGACAAACATCCCCAAATGGAACACCGCAACCTGTGAGATAATCGTTGTTTCGGACATAACTTGTTGTGAATGTCGTTGGAAAGTAATCGAATCTGCCTAATTTGCTATGCCATGCGTTACTATCACCTGTTGAGATAAACATGAATCCCTTGAACACCCAACAATAGATTGGTTTAAGTGTATTAAGTGTTGCCAAGTAATTAGCAGGCGCAGAACTGGCATCGTCCGCGGCAGGAGTGATATTGGCTACAGTTGAACCATTATACTGCTTCACAGAACCGCCATCGGTAATAAAGAGAATAGAGGCTAAACTTAAGTCTGTAAACGCCATAGTAAAAATGTTAGATGATATAAGCGGCGCGGTCATCGTAGCCGCATTCAGAGCGCCATTGTAGAAGGCGTAGAGCGTTGTTCCGCTAGCGGCAAGTAATTCAGCGCTGAATGCTGTTTTGTTCACTGTAGGGTAAACTGTGCCTGCTCCCAAAGGTGTGGATTGGTTATAAGTCAACGATGTTGTATTAGCCTGTAATATTTCGGTACTTGAAGATGTTGAAATGTATAGGTTCATCGAATTAGCGTGAAATGGTATTGCAGGATTCACAATGCGTAAATTAGCTGCGATACAGGTGTTTGCAACAGGTTTAGCTGCTCCCGCTACTAATGCGGCCGTTTGTGTGTACGTTGTGGTTGCTGTACTGCCTTGCTTGGTTTCTGTTCCTGTCGCTGTAGATATGTAAATATTTGCACTCGTTGCACCACTTGGTAAGGCAGGAATAGTTACGGTAATGGTGCTTGTCGATCCTGTAGTGACAATATTAGCTTCTGCACTGACTAAAGTCTCTCCAACGGCATTTACCCATGTATAGACCACATAATAAGTAGCGGCAGGCAATAACCCTCCTGTTGTCGCTGTAGCGAGTGTTGGCGCCGCTGATGGATTCGCAACAGGTGGTGGAACGACAACACTTGCTTCTGCGCTTGCATCGGTTTCTCCATTATCAGTTACATAGGTACGCCTGACATAGTAAGTTCCAGGCGGCAAGGTTGAAGTTGCGTTTCCAACGGCTGATAATGTCGGTGCTGCACCTGAGGAAACCGAATTAGGGTAACGGTACTCTGTGAGATATTGGATTAATGCCCCCAAGGCAACAGACGTTACAGGTGCGGAACCGGGTCTTTTCGCATTCGAGCCAATTTTGTTTTGGTATGCGTTTTTCTTTACGAGATATGCGCCTTTAGGCAAAGCTGTAGGCTGTACGGCGTTGTTAAGTCCTAATTGAACATCGACAAGTAACTCGATTTGTTTTTCTTGGTCAACGTGCATTATCCACCACGTCCTATCTGCGTATCATTAGGACTAGGACTATGACCGCTTGAACCTGTTCCCCTCGCTGACACTGCTCCTTGTGTTGCTTCACCCAAGGATACTTTGGCTTTAGCATCAAAATAGTCACTTCCACCATAAGAGTTTTTAGCCCATTTGATCATTGAAACGACTTCTTTAACCAATAAGTCGTAGCCCGAGGGTGGAAACTCAATCGTATCGGTGTCTATCGTGACTCTAGCTGGGTATTTGAGGTAAACAAGCTTATAACTTCCCAATAACCCTCTAACGTGTATATCTTGATTTTGTGCGCCTCTCCACCAACCACGTGGAGCTGAGTAGCTTGTCCGTTTTTGTATTTCAGCTTCGTTGTTAGCCATATCAAGTAACTTTTCAGGCTCGAACATATCATTGATTAGAATATTTCCTGTTGTGAACTTCACATAACCATCGGCAGCAATACTCATAGCATCAGAAAACATTTCTACATAGGCAACACGGGCGTACTTCATTAAGACAAGATTCAGGAATTGATAGATGTATGAATTTTGAGTCGTTGAGTCTGCTCCTAAGTCAGGTACATCCATTTCAGCAGCTTTAAGGATGATGGTTGCTAACTGTCCGGCATTGTATATATTCGGCACTTACCACACCACCTTATCTCTAGAGCGAATGTTTTTGTGTTTCCTTGTATTGGCATCTGTAAATCCTTTTAATCCATCCTGCCACATTTGCCAAGCTCTTGTATCGGCAAGGTTGTTCGCCATCACAGCGTAGCGTGTAGACGTGTCTTTATTGATGATAGGAATGATCATTGCAATAGCATATAGACCAATGACGTTATGGTACTGAGCATCTATTTCAACGGGTATGTCGAGATCATTAACCAAAGCTACAGGGTAATTGTAATAGTAATGTGTTAATGTAACGGCTTGTGTCGGTACAGGCTTGATATAGATGAAACCTGACTCAATCGCGTATCCGAAACGGTTCTCACTGATATCAACCAATTCATAAGGCAATATTGCGTTTGGCATTGTTTCATCCTGTAATGTGCCTGGCGATTTAAAATCAGTCGGCAATGCATAACTATTTATCCCATTGAGAACAGATATCGTTGTTTTCTTCTTCAATTTACCTGCGTCTACCATGTTTGTTATAGCGTCATTGATTAAGTCGCGCATATGAAATTGATCGGTATATTGATAGTTGACTGATCGCAATATTTGATCTTTTATTTGCCCTAAGTTTGCCATTCAATCAGCTCCCATAATAAGCTAGATGTCTAACCTCTCTTTGTGTATCCTTGCCTAAGTTGTAGATTAAATCATCATGCTTGCGTTCTTCTTCACGTTCCCTGCGTTCATCGGCTTGCTGAATCTCCCACGAAGCGTTAAAACCTGTTGCGGTGTGTATTCGCTTTATATGGCTAACAACACGGCTGTCCAGTGTTTGAAAGCCTTGCTGTGGTATCTTCATGATAGCGGTGTTCATTATATCGTCCATGATCATCCATGAACCTTCTTTAGGATTGAACATGATGTATATGTCTTTATCATAGGCTTGCAATTGTTTTTCAACGTTGTATAAGTCATTTATAAAGTTGGTTTGATACCCGTTTTTCCAATGTCTGTTTTCCATGTTAACCTCCAAAAAATAAAGGAGCCCCGAAGGACTCCCGTGATTTAAAAATCTTAATATCCACTTGCCATTGTTATATCGGCTAGTCTCCCGAATCCATTGCGTGCTTGGCAAATCATTGTTTCGTAGCAAAAGGCGGTCGCCTCATAGACTGGAAGGTTAGCCACACGACTAAACATACTTCCATCTTCCTCCATGAAGTTGAGCTCGGATGTGTAATACAATCCAAGATCCTCCCAATTTCCTGCCCATACGGTGTTATTCACCATATCACGATCAACCATCAAAGGCATTCCGTCAAAGTCTAGTGCTTTGTAACCACCCTCTAGCTCCATGACGTTGGTATATCTTTTATTTACGGTCAGAAGCGCTTCATACGCTGCCCTTACGCCATGAGTGGTAATCAACCATGTCACATCTTCATCGGACACCATTCCGATTTGATCTACTAATAAGCGAAGTAATGCGTCAGATATAGCGCGGTTTGTTCCTGCGTTGTTCAAGTCTACAGCAGTCCACCACGGGTAAGTTGCAGGAGCCAAACCTTGAAGTGTGCTTGTAGCTGAGATAATTCCAGCTAATCCCATAGGATCCGTGTTCAACGTATTTGTGAGAACGATAAAGTCTGTCACAGCTGTGGTTACAGCCGCACCATTGATTGTGATGGTTTTACCTGGGATGTTTACCGCTGTGATTGTTCTTGCTGGAGTGGTAACAGCAGGAACATTAGAACAGATATCGATAATCTGTCCAATCGAAAACGAACGGGCTGAGTCCACATTAATAATGTTTGTTGTTGTTGATACGCCGCATTGTGCGATTTTACCTGTGCCATCACCGAACGTTGCGCGTGCGATGTACCGCTTAAGGTCAGTTGTCAAGCCTTTAACCTCAGACGATAAAGCGCGGATGTAAGAGGTTGAATTGTTCTTTGATGATTGAATCATGGCATTTGTGACTTGTAATCGCCCATGAATGTACGCCACATTACCTGTGGAAGCCTTGTAAGCTTGGTTTCCTGCGGTTGGTAGCGTTCCTGCCTCTGTGCCTGAGCCTACGCCAGAGTTACGCCCCATGTGATGCGTGATGGAGAAGTTCTTACCGTCTCCGTCAATTTGCTCAGCTTTCGCTTTGATTTTGCTGTACACGTAATTCGATTGTTTCACCTGTTCTTGAATCTCGGGCAAGTAATCTGTTTTTAAAGCGTCTGCGAATGTTGTTAATGTTGCTCCCATGCTTTCATCTCCCTAAACTGGTTTGTTTGCCGCTTCGATTCTTGCCTTGAATCGGGCATCTGCGGCTTGCCATGATCCTGGCGGCCCTTGTCCAAGTGTACCTGCTGCACCTTTTCCTTCTGCCTTCGGCGCTTTCTTGCTGTCTAAATACTCCTTAACGGAGTCCTTTTTGAATTGTTCCTTGTTGGCTTCAAACGCTGCCTTTTCTTCAAGCACCTTGTCCGCTTGCATCGTCTTGTAAGCTAGTTCCATCTTCTCAGGTGGAAATTGATTGTCGAACATGTACTGATGTAGCTCATCGGCGCTGGCTTGCTTCTCGGATGCGAACTTGTCCAAGTTGCTGCGGAATGTTTGATACTGTTTTTGCTGTTCTTGCTCTTGTTGGAACTTATCGGCCAGTGCGGCCTTTTCTTCGAGTGCATCCAAACGCCTTTGCATCTCAGGCGTAATGTTTTGTTCCTCTGCTCTGTCTTGTAAGTCGGCTAATTCAATTTGCTCTCTTAACGCTTGGGCATCACTGATGTTGTAACGCTTCTGTAGGAACTGTGCTGCCTTTTGATTTGTTTCATAGTCTTTGTACTTCTCGCTGTTCTTTGCTTCCCATTCAGCTTCCTTGGCAGCTAAACGCTTGGCAAATGCTTTTTCGAAGTTATTAGGTTCGGCGACAACCTCTTTTTCAACGCCCGGTTCAATAACTTGTGATTCATCAGGTGCGACCTGTTCGATGCTTGATTCAGCACCAATAGCCCCGTCTATCTCGTAGAGGGGATACATTCTAAATTTATTCATTTGTAAATCCTCCCATCATGCGGCGGCCATGATTAAATTCAACGCCCGAAGATTTGTAGGACGTAAGACTTACTACTTACGTCCAGCTCGCTTTTGTTTTACTTTGTTATTCTGCTTATCCCTCTGCATCTGCTGTCCATGACTGATGTATGACGTTTCCTTTCCTTGTGCATGTCCTACAGCGCTTGTAGTAAGGCTGTGTTCCATGTTGTGTTTATGCGATTGCTCAGCCAATAGAACACTAGTCATAAGCTTATGGTCATTGTTACCCTGTGCTGTAACGGCTGTATGAACCAATTGCGCTTTCGTTTTTTCTTTATCTGCTTCTAACTTGGCTGCTGCTAATTGTGCATCCTGCTCTTGCTTGGATTGCTGCAACTGTAACTGTTGTTGTTTCAGATCATTTTCCTGTTGCATAGCCTGTGCTTCTGGATTCGGTGCACCTTGCATCATTTGTTCATGTTCTCGCACATGTACATCCACTAATTGTTGCATTTCATCGGGTAAATCATCGTAACCGTCACTCTTTCGGAAGTTGTTATGATTGTAAATATGTACCGCATGATCTTGGAAGTCGCGAACCAATGGTATACCCTTCGGCGCTTTGGGCATCGGCTCCATGATCTGTTGCATTTCGTGAGGTTGTATCTGAGAAGCTTGTTCATGCTGCTGAATCGCTTGATTGATCTGATCAGCTTTTTGTTTGGCTTGAATGTACTCACTGTATTGTTTGAAGGTATCAGGATTATTTAGCATTTCACCAAAGAAGTGATTCTCCATCTTGGCTTTGTCTTCATCCAATTCATTTTGTTCCAGTAGTACCGTTGAATCACCTAAGCTTAGCGCTCTCATGGCTCGATCTGCATCAGGCATCCCTTGCTTATTCACAATCATGTTAGCTGTCCACATGCCCATGATGCGGTCTTGCTGTGCTGACTTCATATCAGGCAAGCTTGATCCCTGCACTATGCGGATATCTTCGCCACCGTTTAAATCAGATCCCATAAAGGAGATGGTTTCAATCTGTCCGTCCTCACCCACCATGCGGCCTAAACGTTCCTCGGTATAATGCTTTTTGAATAGCTTAAGCACACGATTGAGTGATTTCTTCATACCTTGCTCATAGTTATTCATCGGTACGGCAAGCTTTTCATTCTCTTGCTCGACCATAAGTGCAAGTCCAGAAGCTGTATCCAAACCTTGCGGCAAACGTTGCGTTGAAATCTCCCTCGCGCCACTCATATCATCGATTAACGTGTTATAGTGTTCAATCAACCTGTCAAAGAATGAAGGCATATCAGGCGCTTCGGGTCTGGAAGGTGCTGCCCCAGACATAGCATTATAGTGGATAAATCCGCTTATCTCATTGGTCAGTTCTTCTTCATCTACTCCGCTTCCCGTGGGAATAAACCACATGTTATTGCCCATTCGCTTCATGTTGATCGCGAACATGGATAGTGCAATGTTAAGGTTACGTTGAATCGGCAGCATATCCTTGATAAACGCATCATAACGCACGCTAGAAGGAATTGGGATATCACCAAAGATAATATAAGGTATCTCTCCTGCATCATCATCACGGTCAAGTAGGACGTTTCTCGTGCATGTAACCTTCAATCCCTTGGGATGCTTCTTACAAGGTGCAACCCACATTTCACGAACCATAGCCATGTTTTGATTCAACTTGACTTGCTGACTGGCTCCGTAGGAGTTAGCTTCATAGTTCTGCGTATAGGATATGTTTTGATCAGGCAGCACCACCTTGCCGTACTCTTGCTCAATGTAATCCACATCTTTAGGCTTCTCTTCGATGATCCAACGTATTTCATCATCTGTTGTAGCTGCGGGATCAATGTACAAGGTGAGCGGATCGCATACCCTAGCTGTAACCTTGCCTGTTTTCACTGGCTTAGCGTCTTCCTTATCCATGCCAAGCGATTCTTTTTCATCATCGTCAGGCGTGATATCATCGCCCTGGTCCGTATCAAACACTATCTTAAGCGCACAATATCCCTTGACGTTGTTGTTGAGAAAGATATTACGCGTCTTTAGATCCATTTCTTGTTCTTCCCACCAATAATGCACATACTTTGTCGCACCTTGGGCAGCTTCGATACGTTCGTCATCATTGGTGTCCGGTGCTACATCGAACTTAAGTCGGTTCTTGGTCTGCTTTGACAGCTTTGTCATAACACGAGGCTTGATTACATTATGTGAAATGCGTTCCTCGTTCGGCTGCTGTGGTGCTTCCCTAACAGAACGGGCGTTAGCATCCCATGTGATCCATTGGTTGCCCAAGTAATAGTTGTTGTTAATGACCATCTGCCTACGATGCGTCCATTCGTTAGAGTCCTGTATCTTTTGGTCTACGTCCGACACATCGCTATCAATCTGTGTGTTTGCGTTGATTCGTTCCTTCGCCATGATTCACCCCTTTCAAAAGAAAAAGCCGCACTAGGCGACCGATAAGGCTAATTCTCTAAGTTTTGCTTCGCCCCATTGTGGAGTGAAGTCAATGTTATGCGCTGTAAGCCATGCTTTCAATCCTTCGCGGTCATTAGGTATGCCGTTATTGGCTGTCACCGTGATCTCATATCCCTCTACCTTGACCTCTTCGATGACAATAGGCAGATAAGCAAAGGTATGGTCTAGCGACTCTCTGCGGTTGTATATGTCCTCTGTGTCAATCCCTGCGGCGAATAGTTCTGTGTGTCCTATGCTAACTCTGAATAGTTTCATAATATCCTCCTATACTAACTCGATTGGTGGTTCCTTCTTCTCTTCCTTTTGCGCTCTGATGATCCTTACCTCAGCTTGCTTCAAGTGGTCGAATGATGGCGCTTGGATGCGGTCTAGCAAGTGTTGACGTTCTACAACCCATTGTTGGCGTTCAGATTCAATTTGCTTCTCTTTATCGACCATTGTGTATAGCCAGCATAGCGTAATAAATACGCATATAATCATGAGTCCTATTTCTGTCATACCTCTGCACCTTCTAACTCATGAATGCTGCTTGTTAATCGGAATGTAACAGTTTGATTAATCTGCTCGTCATTTAGCAGGATTTTCTCGCTGTCTTTCAATATGCAATATGCTTCATATTTAACGCCGTCCTGTTCACCCATTGCATGAAAAAAAGTTTCCTTCTCTGCTTCATTGCGGGTAAATATTGTATTCATATGTTTTAGCTTCACACCATTTGTACTCCTTTCGTTTTAGGCTTGCTCAGCTTCTTAATGTTCTGCTGTATGCGGTATTCCATTGACGTATCGGGGAACTTGTCAATCTTCTTCTTGTTCATGAAGTCGATACACTCATCGTTCATACCATATCTGACAGCATCGATACTGTGATTGTTCTTGTCGGGATAGCCTGCCTTGAAATTACCGTGTGCATCCTTATCTAGTTCATAGGTTAGGAACTCTCTCGCTGTCTCTGGGCACCGTGTATCGTCTATGATGATAGCTTCCAAGTCTTGCAGGAACTTGATGCCATACTCTACAGTGTCAGGACCTTTCTTGACTCCACCTACCCTTAAGCCATACTGTAATAACTCGCTAATGGTCCTAGGCTCTGCTGAGTCTGCATTAATGTACTCATTCTTCTTATTTTCTTGCGATATATGTTGATAAGCCGCATGTGTAGATAAGCGGACTTTGTAGAGCTCGTGGTAAATGTACAATCTCTTGTGCTTGCGGTCATAGTGCATAACGTTGTAAACGAGAGGGTCGCTAGAATAACCGAAGTCCATACCTCTACGCACATTTTCAAACTCTTCGATCTCAGCGTCACTGATAACCCTTGTTTGAACGTTATCGAAGATTTCTCCACCTGTTCCCACTACTTCGCCCAGGTATTCATGCTCATAGGATAATGGCTTGACTAGCTTAAGGTGTTCAGCTTCCACAATGAATTGATTGCCAAGCCATTCGGGATCCACGGTTAAATAGGTGCTGTGATGTGCTAGTCTGTCATCTCTTGTGAGTTGGACTTCTGTGTTTACCCAACTGTTAGCACTCTTAGGAGGATTGTAGGAATAGAATACGGTGAACTTCTTGCCACCACGCATTAAGGACTGATTAATCATTCGTATCTCTTCCATGCCTGTAAACTCATCTAACTCCTCATACCAAATATATTTTGCATATCCTCGGCTGAACTTCATGGACTTGATCTTCTTAGGTTTGTCAGCTCCACGAAATCTGATCTCTTGACCAGTTGGCTTATAAGTTATCACAAGCTTTGCTTCGGGTACTTCCCAATAATCATCTACGCCTAATTCATCGATTGCCCAACATAGTTGCTCGAACACGGATTCCTTCAGCGTGTCCTTAACTTTGCGCAGTACAACCGCATTGGCTAACGGGTCCGACATAATGCCTAATATAATCTCAATGGCTGTGAATGATGACTTGGTAGAACCTCGACCACCTCGTAACCAATAGTGAGTGTGCTTGCCTTCTTTTATGTCCTTGTGAATGCTATAAAACGAAGGTGCAACGATATGTGATAAATTGGTCATTTGATATCATCAACAATCGTAACGCCTAATGAACCACTGTGTTCAATATCCTGCTTATCTCGCCAATCTTTCGGGTTACGATTCTTCAGCCAAAAGATTAATGCTGTTGTGTTGGGATGAGCATACTTGATTAATCGCTCGACTCCCATCTTACCCATTGCTTCTTCTTCAAAGTTATATCCAAGTGCTGCTTTAAGCAAAGCATTTTCAACTTGAGTATCGATTACTTCCTTACCGTTTTTTAAGGACTCTGAAAACTCAGCATGTTCTTTCTTGTAAGTGTAAAATGAGTCTTCGGATATGCCTAGGTTCTTCGCTATTTCTTTATCAGTCAAACCGTTTCTACACCATGCTTCGATAAGCAGTAGCTTCGGTTTAACATGAGTGTCATACTTGCCTACTGCCATCTTTCATCACCTCATATCCATTTACTGTTTACTTGCTCAATGCGGTTACCATCATAAATTAACTGTCTCAATACCTCGGGAAGTACATCATGGGTACAAGTACAACTAAGCATATTCTTTCCATCAAAGTATCTGATTTCAAATGATTGCATCAATTCTCTATGTTCCATCTTTCATCAACTCCCTAATGTTACAAAATGTATTGTAAATTCATCTATTTTTCAATTTCAAAAGTATAAACCCCGTAATTTCGACCATTTCAATCTATCCGGCTGGTGATCGATTGGCATTTTCAACTCTATTTCGATACGTTACGTATTATCTTCCTCCCCATAATAGTTCTGATATGCACCTAAACCGACGAGAATCACGAATAAAAGGATGCAACAGGCTTTAGCGATCATCTGTCTCACTCCCATAGGATAAATTAAGGCAATAAAAGATGTAATCAAAATAGTAATAGAGTAGGGGTGCTAGGTTTAGAAGGTCTAGATTATAGATGTTCACATACGTTTTTTCTTTGGTTTCATCATCTCATCCATTGCAGCTTTCTTGCATTCGTCTTTCATGCAGTAAGCTTTCCAGTTACCCGAATGTTCTTGGCTCATTTCATTGTTACAGTTTGCGCATTTTGCTTTCATTTCTTCATCCCTCCACTATCTCGCAATCCTCAAAATATAAATAATGGTATAGCCAATTTAACTTTAATGTGATCTGTCGCATATTTCCCTGTGTAAAGTATGATGTGCCTGTAGTTATTGTGTTTGTTTGTTCTTTTATTCAGTTTCGTTAGGAAGCCTATTCTCATTTCATTTTTCCTCCATGTTCATGTAAATGGAATCTGAATCTGTTGAAGTCTGTGTATATTAGTTTACAGTGTGGGCATTCATAGGATTGAACTATTGTTTTCATTCCCTTCGGCCTCCACTTCGTTAGGTTTATTCTGTCGATTGATGGCATCTGCGATGCAAAACAAAAAGACACCCGTCAAGGTGTCGATGTGTGCCCTTTGCCTATGTAACGGCACGTCTGCTTGTCCTACATTATTTTCGGACTCTATTGCATAGGTCTTACTAGAAGCTTTATGTTGGATACACCCCAGGTAAGCCTAGTATGTATGATCAACCTTGATAGGTTAGTTCTTTCAGCTTTTCAAGCGCTTCATCAATTTCCTTATGGACGTTATGGTCTGCATTCTGCACTCTTATTAGAGTTTCGATATAGCTTTGTTGTCGATAGAATGCATCACTTTCGCTTGATACCATTGCCTGTTTTTGAAAGTGTTCTCCGATTTCTTGGCGGATAAGTTCTCTTAACATCTCTTCTTGCGTTATTTCCTTTGGCGTGTAGTCCATCTTCATCATCCTCATCAATTTATTAAAGGAAACTGAGTGAGTTGTAATGCCAACTAATTAGCGATTATCCACTCAGCGTCAATTCCCTATAATACAATTCTAGCATTCTTTTTATTGCATTTGCGTGCAGAAAAATGCAGGATTTTGTCTTAAGCTGTCTCTTTTGGCTCTTTAAATGACCAATTTGGGTCAAATATATGATCAAATGGAGTTAACTCTGTTTCCCCGTCCTCTAGCACGCCTAGCGCGATTGCAAGCTGATTAATGGCTTCCGTGTGCCATCGGGATACCGTGGAAGGGTCACACTTGATAACGGCCGCTATCTGCTTACAGGTGAGTTTGTTACGGTCTAAATACTTGCGGTTGATGATTAATCGCTGTTCGTCACTCAGAACATGATCTACAGCTCCGCGAACAATGTTTACAATGCGGTTGTATCTGCTTCGGTCCCATTGATTTGGATACTTGAATCGTTCCGATATCACCATTGGCATGCGTTCCTCGTTAATAAATCCGCAATTGATTGCTACGTATTCGTAGCTTCGGAATCGTTTTAGTATTTCTACGGCTTCATCGTTGTTCATGTCTTAACCTCCTCACTTGGGTCTGATTTATCAAGCATTTCTCTGCATGAAGTACAAACGTTGAGTTTATGGTTATTGCGAATGTTTCGTATAACGTACTTTGCTTCTTTTTCTTCGCAAAGATTGCAGATCATGTTATACCTCCTTACAAATGGATTTTATGCACATACAATTGGCTTTGCTGCCCAACCATCGGTACGAAACGCATCACAGTTAATGCAACGAACTCCACCTGGTACTTTGATTGTTTTATGGCCTACCTTTGCACATTCTGTGAATTTCATTCCCTTTCACTCCCTCTAAACCCTGGTACGGCTACCGCCTTCGGCTAAGTATTGCTGTCGGGCGGCGCCCTTCGGTCAGTCAAAATCGAATTACACTACATTCATTTTCTTTAATGTAATAGGCTGTATCTTTAGGATGTCCAAGCAATTCACGAACCTTTACCGCTTCTGATTCAATCAACTTTATGCCTGATGGATTGCGTTCCACCTCAAAACGTTTGCCGACCATATTGTGGTACCAAGAGTTAAGCCATGCTGATTTTTTAATTCTTGCTCTAAGGCGTTGGTCAACGTATGTTAAGGACGTTTGACCCATTACGCCACCAACCCCAAGTGTGACTTAATTGCATCCACTTCCGCTTTCAACGACTCCAACGTGATTACTTCGCTTTCAGGCTGTCCCACCAACGGCTCCAAAGCTTGGTTTCCTTCTCCTTGCGTATCTGTTCCGCTGTCTTGGGTATCCATTTGATTTTCTTCGGTGGGAAAGG